AACGAAAAATATCTTGGCTTATCTGGTGGAAGAAATAATGAAACCAAGTATGGTCGTGATTGGAATGAAAAATATCAACTTGATTTAATTGGTAGAGATTATTGTAGAGATAGGTCTATTGCGTGTGATAAATCCGAGTTTGATTTTTTAATTTCTTGGAAACAACAAAAATCTGCGTTTGTTATGGCACATTCAAAATGGATTGAAAGCGTGTTGAAACAAATGAAAGAAATCAAGTTAGGATTAAAAGGTTATAAGTGGCTAGATGAGGCAGTTGAACTAGCAACTGAACTTGGAATAGATATTCAAGAGGCAGAAATAATAAGAACCAATAGTACTGGACTTGTTATTTATAATCCTAAAAATCTAGCAGAAAGAATAAAAGGTATGAAAAATACTGAAAAAACTAGAGAGCAGAAGATAGCAGAAAGAGTTGCATATATGCAACAACAACAAATTAATTCTGATAACTTGAATTAAGGTGTTGATTAACTATGGGATTAGTCTATACTAATCCCATAACAATTAAGTTATAGAAAGCGAGAAAAATGATAAACAATAAACCCTTTGTTATTACTTACTATTCAGCGAGTGATAAAAAGACAATAACAAGAAATGCATTGTGGACAGATAAATGCAGATATTGGGTATCTAAACAAGGTCGTATGTTAATGACTTATTTTGACATTGACCAAGATGGGTACAGAACTGCGAGTGATAGTTGGAGTATCAAACTATGACTATCAAACTAGCAATCTTTAACATAGCCATATTATTATATGGCTATGTAATTTTAACAATAATAGGAGTAATATAATTATGATAGATACAAACAAAAAGTTTTTTATTATTAAGAAAAGAAAGTTTCTTGGTAGTACAAACTATTCTATTCATTCTTCTAAATTGTATGACTTAACATCAGCAGTTAAAAAGTTGTTGGCACTTGATACATTGGAAGAAGATAGAGAAGATAATTCTTATCACTTACAAGAGGTGAACTTCTCAATGGTTGATAAACCATTAGTCTTAACAGAGACAGAGGAAGTAAAAGAAACAGAACAATCAGAAATGCCTTTCTGATTTATCTCGCTAGGGTTTGTGGTTTAGGTATGAGCCACAAATCCTACAAACTCTTATAGGGTATGCATAAACAACATATGTTGTTATTGCATAGTGTGTACCGATAGAGGTACCACAACATATTGATTTTTTGCTTGGAAACTTTGGGAGGGCCCACCCTAAACACACAAAGGGGTCCCAATGCCTATATATATGTAAGATTTAGACGGTTATAGCTAATCCTACAAAAATAGGTTATAAAAAATTTATAATAAAAAATTTTATGGAAAATTTTGATGGATTGACCCCAGATGAACAAGCACGGCTTCTGGAACTAGAAAAAAGTGTAGAAATAGATAAAACGAGACCAGTTATAAAAGAAGACTTTTTGAGTTTTGTAAAATATGTTTGGCCTGAATTTATTGAGGGTGGACACCATAAAAAAATTAATAAAAAATTTAATGACCTCGCACAGGGGAAAATTAAAAGACTGATCATCAACATGCCGCCAAGACATACAAAGTCGGAGTTTGCCTCATACTTACTCCCGGCATGGATGGTTGGCCTCGATCCCCGGTTAAAGATCATTCAAGCAACACACACGGCAGATCTAGCAATAGACTTCGGCCGTAAGACAAAGAACCTTGTAGATACAGAAAACTACAAACAATTATTTGATACACGTCTGATGGAGGACTCTCAAGCCGCTGGTAAATGGAAAACGGAACAGGGAGGAGAATACTTCGCAGCCGGTGTTGGTGGAGCAATAACAGGTCGTGGTGCTGATCTATTAATCATAGATGACCCGCACAAAGAACAAGATATTAAAAAAGATAGTAAGTCATTCGACAAAGCTTGGAACTGGTATACATCAGGTCCACGTCAACGTTTACAGCCAGGCGGACGTATTGTCTGTGTTATGACACGTTGGAGTACCAAGGACCTAACTGGACAATTAATCAAGGCTCAGGGAGAAGAGAACTCTGATGAATGGGAAGTTGTAGAACTACCGGCATTACTTCCTGATGGTGAACCTGTTTGGCCAGAATACTGGACCAAGGATGAATTATTAAAAACTAAAGCATCTATTCCAGTTAACAACTGGAATGCTCAGTATATGCAACAGCCAACAGCTGAAGAAGGTGCTATACTTAAAAGAGATTGGTGGCAAAATTGGGAACATAAAAATCCACCAGATTGTGAATTTATATTACAATCATATGATACAGCTTTTCTTAAAAAGGAATCTGCTGACTTTAGTGCTATTACTACCTGGGGAGTCTTTAAAGATGATGATGGTAGACCCAATATAATATTATTAAATGCTTTCAAAGATCGATATGAGTTTCCAGAGCTTCGAAAAGTAGCTCACGAAGAGTATCTATATTGGAGGCCTGACATGGTAATCGTGGAGGCCAAGGCATCAGGGATACCTCTGACAGCTGAGTTGAGAGATATGGGAATCCCAGTAATTAACTTTACGCCGAGCCGAGGAAATGATAAACATGCTAGAGTAAACGCAGTATCGCCTATGTTTGAGATGGGAATGATTTGGGCTCCTTTGCACGAACACTATGCTCAAGAGGTGGTAGAAGAGTGTGCATCATTTCCGTTTGGAGATCACGATGACTATGTCGTCTCCACAACACAGGCTTTGATGCGTATTAAACAAGGTGGAATAGTTCGTAATAAAGATTCTTATCAAGACGAACCTCTACCGGACAGGAGTACATTAGAATACTATGGCTAGGAAACAAACATTAGATGCAATTATATCATTGTACAAAAAACTTGGAGGAAACACTTCCGAGGTCCTTGGCACAAAAACAAATATAAATTTTTTAGGAAAGGGTAAGTCCCCAGAGTTGATGTTGGATATGGACATTAACGCAGAGGCATTAGGAGTATTACCAAGATCAAAAGCAGTAGACGAATTAAAAAGTTCTGTAGGTTATGCAGTATCAGGTAAACTGAACGACATACAAGCAAATCAATTATTAAAGAATATGCAGAAAATGGATAGTGTTTACTTTCCACCTGCAGTGCCAGCGAACGTTACAGATCTTGCTACAAGAACTGGAGGTTTAGATAAAGCTGGTTTGATGTCTTTAAGATCAAAAGTAGATGAAGCAGAATTTTTTAAAGATGTAGAAGAAGCGGGAGGTATGGAAGCATTTTTAGATGCAAACCCAATAGGTGGTCCAACTAAAATAGTAAAATCTGCCGATGATCTACCACCACCAGGTTCACGTGGCGGACCAGATGATATTGCAGCACCATTTTCAGGTGCAGGACTTGAGGCAATCAAAGATGTTAAAGGTGTTAATTTAATTGTAGATGATATTGTAAATAAAATTTATTCAAATGCAGGTGTATCAGCAAACGCTCAACCGGTGGTTAGAGCAAATGCCAGAGAGTTTTTAAATAGAGTAAAAGATTTAGAAGATCCAGAATTTAGAGGTGGTACAACTCTAGCTGGTATTATGGAACCATCAGATTTTAAATTTATGACCGAAGGTGGTGGCGGTGGAATGGGTGATCCATTCTTATTAGTGCAAAAATATTTTGGACCAAAGGTTGCAACAGCTGTTGCAAAACTAGATACACCAGATGATATTCAAAAGTTTGCAGAAAATTTAGTTAAGATAAAAGATGCAAGAGGTAACTCAGTAACTAGTAGATACTTTGATCCTGAGATGATTGATCCAAAAGATTTTGAGTTTCAAGATGGTGGACGTGTACCTATGTTTGCTGGTGGTGCTGCAAGAATGGGTTATCAAGCTTTAGCAAAATACGGAATCAAACCAAGAGACATATCAAGACTGTTTGCAAGTCTAGGTACAGACAAAAGTTTAGTTGGAAAAGAAAAAACAGAATACTTTAAAATGTTACACAAAGTATTAAGAAACCCCGATGACTTTCCAGATGAAATTTTAGATATTCAAAAACAATTAGGTATAGACATTCCAGGACTTAAAAGAGGTGGTCTTGCCGGCATCCTGGAGGTGTAATGCCAAGAAGTGTAGAACAACAAGCTCTCGTAGATGAATTAATTGAGTTTTTAAAACCCTATAAAGGTAAATCAATTGACACCTTTACTTTATCAGAAAAAATTGCAGAAATTTATAAAGGAAAGCTAGGTGATAAAACTCCTGCTAAAAAACTTGGTGATTTAAGAGCAAGTAGTCCAGAAATATTTAAAGGTATTAATATAGCCTTTACTAAAAAAGGTCAGGGTGATTGGAATAAAGCTTGGAAAAATGATCCTGAATTTAGAAAATTTTTTAAAAAGAAAAGACCAGGAGTTGTTTGGGAAGACCTTACTGTTGAAGAAAGAGGAATAAAACAAAATACATACAAGAGTTATTTGTATGAAAAAGCAAAAGCAAAAGCCATTCCAAAAGGGTACGTTCCTTATCAAGAATTTGTAAATGATCTAGGGGTAAAAGGAGAAACGTTTAAAGAATATAGATCTAATAGAAAAGGCGCAGAATCCGGTAAAGGTATTCAAAAATTTATTAAAGATAATTTTGATAGAAAAGAATTTAAAAAAGAAGTTTTTTATAAAAAACCTACTAAAGAACAAATAACAGGTTTTAAAAAAGCTATTGGTGCTGTTACGACAGAAGGTTTAGCTAAAATGTCTAGAACAAAACAATCTGTTTCTGATGCTCCTATAAAAGCAGTTCACAAAGAGTTTATATTAGATCCCGACATATCTCTTACTGAAGTTGCAAAAAATGTTTATGGAAAAGCAGACGTTAAAAATTTAAAATTAGCTTCTAATGATATTTCTAGGTACGCAGAGGTTCTTTCAGGAACAAGAGTTGTTCCAGGATTAACACTACCTGCAATTGCTAAAACAGAAGAGATACTAGGTAATATCTTAATGCCTGGAAGTGGTTTTTTTAAATTTGGTAATTACGAAATTAGAAAAAGAATGATGAAAGAACGAGATAAAATTTTAAGAACAAAAGGAGTAAAATTTTCAACTCTTAAAAGCGCACTAGAAAAGTTTTACAAAGGATCTGATTTAGCCATTGATGAGACAGCAGGACTTGCATCAACTTTTAAAAATGCTCCAGGATATACAGAGCTTGTTCAAAGAATACCGCAAGAAGTAAATTTATTAAAGGGTAATATGGTTGATAAAGATTTTTCTGTTTTACTTCAAAAAATTACTGATGGAAATGAATCACCTGGTAGTTATAGGGGAGAAAAATTTAAAGATCTAAAAGGACATGTAAAATTATTTAATAAGTTTTCTAAAGATTTTCAAAACACGTATGGAATAGACACTCCTATAATGGAATATAAGCCAGGAGAAAAATTAGTTGCATCTAATCTTGTTAAAAATTTTGATAAGTTATCACCAGAGGCTCAGTTAAATGTAACACAATTAGCAGATCAAGGAATAGGAATTAGAACACAAGCAGTTCCAATTGCTCAGATGGTCCAGGACACTGGTGATGCAAAACTAATAAAAAGATTTGAAACAAGAATCGGTTGTGCTGAGGGATGCTTAGTTAAAACTGCAAATGAACAGCCATCTAAATTTTTAAGAATCTATGATAGTTTAAAAGGTTTTGTAAAATCACCAGGGGCAAAAACATTTGGTGCAGGTGCTGCTATAGGAACTGCAGTAGGATTAGTCAAAGCATTTAGAAACGATGATTCAACAACTTATTTATCAAATGAAGATCAACAGAAAAACATGTTGGTTGATATGGCAACACAACCTGTATCAATTGATATAGAAAGACCTGCGATATTAGATTATCAATTACCTGCGTTAGGTGTAACGCTAGCTACTTCAACAGCATTAGCTGCACCATCAACAATTAAAGCAAGTAAATCGAGAGCACTTGGTATTGAAAGAAAACCAAAAGGTGTTGCAAAAACAGGTTTAAGAGTTTTAGGTAGAGGACTAGGAGTTGCAGCATCACCTGCATTACTAGCACCATTTGCAGCTGGAGATATAGCAAGTCAAATAGCTGAAGGTAGTACACCTACAGATATTGCAACAAATCCATTAAATTATTTGTACCCTGCATTTGCAGATCAAACACCAAAATTAACAAGAGGACTTAGTCCAACTATTCAAAAGATAGCTAGATTAGGTTTACCTAGAATGGCACTTAGAGGATTATCTAGAGCAGGTATAGGTGGCTTTGCAGCTGCTTCAGCTATACAAGGATTAGGATTATTAAATGATTAAAAAGCTAACAACTACGATACCACCTCTTAGAGGACCTCACCCACAGGGGTTGAATGTTCCTGGAAAAAAGACTATAGTGGTGTCGAACTCGGAGAATAAAAATGGCAGATATAGACAAAGCCCTACCAAACGTAGAGCAGGAAATAAAATTACCTAGCGAAGAAGAGATTGTAGAAGCATCTCAAGAAAATATAGAAGAACAAGTTGGACCAGACGATATTCAAATAACTCAAGAAGAAGATGGTGGTGCAACAATTAATTTTGATCCAGAAGCAATAAATCAACCAGGCACAGATTCACATTTTGATAATTTAGCAGACTTATTACCTGAAGAAGTTTTAGGTAGATTAGGTTCTGAACTTTTTGAAAACTATATGCAATACAAAGCATCTAGAAAAGATTGGGAAGACTCTTATACAAAAGGTTTAGATTTATTAGGATTTAAATATGAAAACAGATCTCAACCATTTGCAAATGCAAGTGGTGCAACTCACCCCGTGTTAGCTGAAGCAGTAACACAGTTTCAAGCACACGCTTACAAAGAATTACTACCAGCGACTGGTCCAGTACACACTCAAATTATGGGTGTAATAAATAAACAAAAAGAAGACCAGTCTACGAGAGTAAAAAATTTCATGAACTATCAACTCATGAATAAGATGAAAGAGTATGAACCCGAGTTCGATCAGTTACTTTTTTATCTCCCTCTTAGCGGCTCTGCTTTTAAGAAAGTTTATTACGATGAGCTTCTTGACAGAGCCGTGTCTAAATTCGTTCCAGCAGATGATTTAATAGTTCCGTACACTGCAACATCTTTAGAAGATGCAGAAGCAATTGTGCACGTTTTAAAAATGTCTGAAAACGATTTAAGAAAAAAACAAGTATCTGGTTTCTACAGAGATGTAGAAATTACACCAGGTTACTCACAAGAAACAGATGTTGAGAAAAAGGAAAGAGAATTAGAAGGTGTTAAAAAAACTAGAGATGAACAAATGTTTCAAATTCTAGAATTTCACACAAACATAGATCTAGAAGGTTTTGAAGATAAAGATATGGAACAAAACCCAACAGGAATAAAACTTCCTTATATTGTAACTATCGATACAAGTTCTAGAGAAGTTTTATCTATAAGAAGAAACTATAAAGCAGAAGACCCATTAAAAAATAAAATTGAATATTTTGTTCACTTTAAATTTTTACCGGGACTAGGTTTTTATGGCTTTGGCTTAATCCACATGATAGGTGGATTATCAAGAACTGCAACGAATGCACTCAGACAATTGTTAGATGCCGGTACGTTTTCAAACATGCCAGCTGGATTTAAACAAAGAGGTATTCGTGTTAGAGATGAAGCGCAATCGATACAACCTGGAGAGTTTAGAGATGTAGATGCACCTGGAGGAAACATCAGAGATGCATTTATGCCTTTACCTTTCAAAGAACCATCAGCAACATTATTACAATTAATGGGTATAGTGGTTCAAGCAGGTCAACGATTTGCCGCCATAGCTGACATGCAGGTCGGTGACGGCAACCAGCAGGCAGCTGTTGGAACGACCATTGCCCTCTTAGAGCGTGGCTCCAGGGTCATGTCAGCCATACATAAAAGATTGTATGTGGCG